CAAGAGATTCTCTCTACCCTTCTCAATTAAGCCATTAACATCTACCCTCGTAGCAGCAAGATTTGAACCCCTACTAAAAGTAAAATCTCCACTACCATCAGTAGGTCTAATACTATACAGCTTGCCGTCTTTGATCGCACTTGGGATCATAACCAAGCTAGCGTCTTTATATAAACTCATCAGAACAATTCATTTAGTTCATTAATAGTACAGGTCCGTGCCTCCGTGGATCCGGAGGCTGCTTCGACTCTTGTCTCGTATGCATCCATCAGTTGACGGCCACGATCGGCCTGGGGATATCTACGCAGTTGCTTGGAGACGCATTCGAATGCCTCCATTGTTGCTCCGTCTGCTAGAGCCCTGTTTTGAAATTGAGCCGGGTCCAGGATGTAGAAGATCGCTGATCCCCATCCTATCGTGTTGGTGAAAGCGTCTCCGCTTCCCCACCACGTTTGACCGTATATCGCTCCGTAGCCTTTTTCGTCACTTGCCATTTTTATTCTCTATCTTTTTCAGGTAGACCTTGAGCTTCCTGATGTTCTTCTTCTTTGGTGTAGTCTTGTATTTCTTTACAACATCCATCCGCTAAATGTACTGTCTTTTAGTGGGTATATGTCCTCATCCTGGTTTTGATTGTATTCCGGGAAGAGGTTATTGTTGAAGCTCATATAGTCTATAAACCTGCGAGTGTAGTACTCGGCTAGGTTTCTTTCCTTCTCGATCAGGAAGGATATATCGTCTCTCGATGCCGTTTCTCCGTTTTCCACCTGGCGCTTGTAGATGCCTCCGTTGCTTGCTGTAAAAGCAGCAAACGGCAGGTACTCTGTCATAGCCCAATGGATGAGCATTGGCTGCACGTAGCTGTCTACCAGGGTTTGGTAGTTCCCGGTGAGCGTACCTCCGATAATGTCGTTTGAGATCTTGTTGTATAGCTTGGTCCCGAGGTACTGCTGTATGTGTACCTCTTGTGCGATCTTGATGAACTGTAGGAACTTGTCCGTGTCTACGTTACCGGAGAGGAACGTATTGCGTACCAGGTCATCTCTTTTTATGAATAGTGCTGTAGCCATTAGATTCCGGGTTGAATGTCTTTAGGACTCTTCGGATTGAGGAATCCTTTGTTCTTCATTTTGTTTGGAGCCACACTTACCTTGTTAGGGTTGCTCGGTGGATTGAATCCTGCCTTTCTAGCTTCGCTTCTGCTGACTGTTTTTGCATTCGGTGAGCTTGGGTCCGGCTTGACTCCATTGCGGCTCATATAGGTCTTTCTAAACCATTTGTGATGACATCTTGGTCCTCCTTTGTATAGCCATATGCTGTAGGTTGCGGCTCCTTCAGGGCCGAATCCAGCATTTACTGCTTTATTGTCTAGGGATACGATGTCCTCTTTTCTATAGACCTTGTTTGCAGATACCATCTTTCTGCAGAACTCTCTGCTGTTGGATCCTGCTTTCTTCGGTGAGTATTGGTATCGTACTAGGAACTGCACTCCGTCTTTCTCCGCATCCTGCTCGCTCTTCGCTCTAGGTCGTGCCGTTCCGGTACTTGCTAGGCCGATCATCTTGTCTAGGGCCTCCTCTTGATCGTAGTCGACCTCTCTCTCGTCTACAAGTTCCCACTCTTCTTCGTCTATCTCTTCACCTAGGTCAATCAATGCGTCTGCTACGGCATTGAATGCCTCTTCAGGTACGCAGTTCGGCACCTTCTTGCCGTCCTTGGTCTTCATACCGACCATAACGTACCCTGGCTCGCAAGGATCGTCTTCGTCTTTGAGTTCTGTCTTGCATCCGCAGTCTGCTGATAGCTTCTCTCCTGTCTCTTTCTCTGTTTCTTCCTTTGTTGCTGCTGCACTACGGTCTGTAAACTCTAGAGGCTGCAATGTGCGGAAGTATAGGTCCAGGTTGATGTCGTTTACTGCTAGGATCTGCTCGATCGCATTGATCAGCAGCTCCTGGAATGGACGAATCACTGTATTGTCGAATAGCAGGGTTGCTGTTTCGATCTCCTCGGCATTGTTTCCTAGTCCGGAGTTATCCTTGATACCTAGAAGCATTGGTGATGTCACTCGGTGTGCTACCATCAGCTTCTGCATTGATTCTCCTGATAGGAACTCGTATTGTGCTGCTGCGTCCGACAGCTGCACCGGGTCGATAGTCGCTGCTAGCTCTTTGCTCTCATTAAAGGCAATGATTGCTCGGCCTGCATTGCTTGATCCTGACCACTTCTCGAGAATGCGTCTCTCGATCAGCATACGCTCCTCCTCATCCGGCACTCCATTGTTGAAGTTGATCAACATACTCGGAGCCATACCGTTCTTGATGTTGTTCAGGTGGTAGTTGGCTATCTCTTCTTCTAGTTCTGCATATGGAAGGCCTCCTTGGTAGTCTACCGGGCTGTAGTAGTAGAATCCTGCTTTGTAAGGACGTACCACCAGGATCTCCAGGCTTTCATTGCTCTGACCGAACGCAGGGATGCGTTCCGGTTTGTATTGTGGGCTTACCTTGGTCCAATCAGCGCAGTGGTAGTATCCTTCGATGTCTCCATCGTCATTCATCTTCTCTGCACGTAGTGTTTGGATCGGCATATGTTCTACCTGGGCAACTCTTCTGTCTTTTGCGTAGATAACCTGGAATGCACATTGGCCCATCATTTTTAGATCGGCTGCCACCTTGCGTAGGCAGTCCGGATGTATCAGAGAACGCATTTGAGCGTACTCATTAGGCTTTTTGTTGCTGTCTGTAGCGTCTATACCCTTTCCATAGATTAAGTCGCTTATAGCGTTTACAATAGCGTTGTTCGTAGGGCTACCGTTGTACCTGTCTATCAGGTATTGGTAGTAGTTGTTATCCTCTCCGTATTCAACGTAGTCCTTATTGCGTTGCTCGACAATCGCAGGTCGTGTGTAGCTAGAAAGGTTAATGCTGTGTACCTTCATTATATCGTAATGTATTCGTTTGCGTTAGCTTTTGCGTAGGAAGTGTATTGTCCCTCGTTTGTAGTGTACTTCTCTAGGTCCGTCTGATCCGTGCAGAAGATTTTGCCTCTGTAGATCTCGGTTCCTCCTTGAGTCACCACAAAATAATAAAAAATCCCTTCCGCAAAAGTAAACGTTCCGGTAATGTTCATATAGTTTCCTGATGCTACCGGAGTGATCGTCTCCTGATCTGACGTGTTTGTCGTTTCATTCGTTACTGTCACCACCACCTGGTCCGTGGTGTATGATCTAGGAACGAGTTTCAGGAGTTGATTGTCTGTTCTTACTATGTGCATATATAAATAACTGAAAATTTCAGTTTTGTCCAAAAAAAAAGGGACGGCTCATTGCCGTCCCTCTTGTTTACTACTCTTGGGCTGATTAAGAGTTAGTTCCTTCAGTTACAGTGACTGTTGATGAAGTCAATCCACCGAATGGTGAAGCAGCAGTCGCTCCGTCTAGGAAGTTAGCCGGTAGCACCTCTTGCGCTGTGAATGTCAAGGTGTAACCTGATAGGTCACCCATTGCTGCACCTGTAACGATAGTTCCTCCGGTTACCTCTGCACCGTGCTCTAGACCTACTGCGAAGCAGTTATCGTTGTAGTCTTGAACAAAGATCTGTGGACGACCGTAAGCTAGTAGCTTGATCTCGTTGTTATCTTCCTTGCTTAATTTAGGCAAGGTAAGGTTTAGTGTTTGCTCGAAGAACGTTGTTCCGTTCTCACGGCTTGAGTTGATTGCTTGCTCGAATGAGCTGTTTCCTTTCAACTCGTACTTGTATACCGTGAAGTCTGCAGAGAAGTCTGTGATCTCACCGTCTGATCCTAGTGTCGCTGTTCCTGCGTCACCGTAGTCAGCGAAGTATACTGCTGTGATACCACCTACTACGTCTTTACAGGGTGCCTTACGGCCTTGTGTTAAATCGCACGCCATTATTTCTTTTCTTTTATTCGTTAATCAAAAAGGGCAGACAGGCTTTTGCCCACCTGCCCTTCTATTCATCTATGTTCTACTTCTTAATTGTAGAGTACGATTTCAGAGCCGATACCGTATTGGATACCTGCTGTGAAGCGCATTACCACACGTACGTTTTGCGATCCGTCCAAGTCAGCCATATCGATTAGCTTAACTTCGTTGTGGTCGCTCAACAAGCCTGTACCGAAGAACAAGTTGCTCTTCTGTGCTGCTGCCATAGTATCGTCAGCAAGACCAGGTGCTACGAAGATTTTTACACCGTCGAAAGCCAAGTCTTGACCGTTGAACCAAGTAGTACCTTGGTTATTCACACCATTCGCACCCAAGCCTGATGCACCGAAGCCGCCAAGAGCACGAACGTAAGCACGAGCAACGTTCTGTGATACGTACAAGTACAAGTCCTCTTTGCCGTATACAGCAGTTGGGATTGCGTCTACCACTTTGCCCATCTCTGTGATTACGTTTGCAGCAGTAACAGCAGTACCTGTTACGTCTACTACGTCAGAGTCAGCTTCCCACAATGTTTCGAAGCCATCGAACTCACCTGCAGTAGCGTTAGTACCTTGCCAGATGTTTGTTTCCATCTTCTCTGCAACTTTAGCGATCACGTGACCCAATAGGAAGTCAGCGAAGCTCGGAGGCAATTGATCGTAGGCAGAGTAGCCCATTTGGATTGCTTCCCAATCAGAACGGAAGTCTTTCTTACAAAGCTCAAGGTTCACTTGGAACTCTTCAGGTTGCAAGATGCGCTCTGTCAAGGTTACTGTTGAAGTATCAGCGAAGTCACAAGTAGCATCTTTGACGATTGCGTCAGTTGCTAGCTTCTTCATTACTTCTTTGTACTTCACATTTGGTTTAACGGTAATACCACCGCCTTCAATTGTGTCGGCAGACAATAGTGCTGCTGACACGTACTTACCGGCAAATTCACCTGCGTAAGTTGTAGTAATAGATACTGTTGTAGCCATTTTCTATTCGTTTTTTATTAATTATCTGTATTTTCTGTGAAAGTCATTCAACTCCTGGATGTTATAAGTTAGCTCGTCTAATGCTGCTAATCCATTATCTAGTTCAGGAATATTGTCAGGATTGATACCGAGTGCTTCAGCTGCTGACGCACCTTTGTCGAGCTCGCTTGCTAGCTCGTTAGCAAGACCTTCTCCTTCATTTATCAATCGTTTTGAATCATCTAGAACTCTCTCGAGGCGATCAGCAATGTCAATTAGCTCGCCAAGGTATTCAGCGGCATCGTCAGAGATTTGAACTGATTTTCTATTAAGTGCTTGAACATTGTCAATCGTACCTAGCTTCACTTCCTGTGACGCTAGTTCTTCTTGTGGCTTGGTCATCTCTGACCAAAGTTTTGTTAGTGCTTTCATTATCGCTGTGAGATTTTAGCAAGTACTCGGTCCAGGGTAGTGCTCTTCGCATTGTGTGCGAAGGCTTTCATTGACGGCTGCTGCTTAACTTCAGGATT